CATAGAAGTTTGATTCACACCACTACCACTAACGACCTTAATCTCAAATCTATAAAATCTTTCGGGTTGGAAACCATCCATCCATACATTAAAGTAATTACCACTTGAATCACAACTAACTATTGAGCCTGTACTAAATGGTATTATTACATCCTCGGTATGAGCATCCTTTACTGAATAATATGTACCTTGTCCCATTGCAGTAGTACCTTGTGGTAAAGTTTTAATTGTTAATGCTGCTGGAGTTGTCTCAAATCCTCTTGTTGGATATAATTCTCTACCCACAACTCTAAACTTTACTTTTGATTTCTCTTTGTATTCAGGCCTCATATTTTGAAAGTAAACGGTCAACCTATCTAAATCAGTTGCTGCTAATTCACCCAAACTTCCCGTGTTCCATGATGAATCATCCCACTCCACTTCTAACTTTGGCGGAAAGATTGTGTGAGTTTCTCTTGAAAAGAATTTCAAATTACCAAGTGGTGTTGAATTTCCCTCTGCAGAACCAGTTGCTGTTGTGGGGTCAAATATAGAATATAAACTTTGACTGGTTGCTGTATTATTTCTTTTTACAATAAATCCATCATTTGGAAATACTGAACTTGAATAGATATGATTCTTAACTAAATCTGTTACATCCATTCTTATATCTCGGGTTTCATAAACTAAATCAAATGATGATGAAACATTATATGAGCTATCTAAACTTGAAGTGTACCAAGTACCACCTTGTGTTGTACTACCACTAACCCATTCAGTTTTCTCGGTATCATTATCACGATACTTCCAACTAGCACCATCACTCAATACAGGGTCTCTATCTAATGTTCCTGTTCCACCAGTCCAACTTCCACTAACCATATAGGTTTCTAAAGTTTGTTCGGTAGCAAGTTCTGTTGAAGTTGCATCATATAAGTTTAAAAAATATTTAGCACCAACTGGTATTATTCCACTCTGTACTGATGATGATATATAACTATAATCAAATTTTAATAATGCTCTTGATACACTAATTGTTGTACCTGAAGAATTAACATTTTTTGAAACCTCTAATATCTCATCTAAACCTGTATTGATTGACGATGTGATATTGCCTTGATAAATTGTTGTATCTGTTATTGGGTATTCAAAATAAAACATTAAATATCTCCTACTACTCTACCCTCGATATCTAAATTCGGGTATTTAAGTTCAAATATACTTGGGTCAAGTGATGAGTAAATGATTCCATCTTTTGTTGCTGATTGTAAATCATATACATGTCCACTATATCCATTCTCGGTTCTCCACTTGTTCTCGATAACCACCAATTGTTTTTGTGGATTATCATCTTCAGGTGGAACAACACTTGCAACTCCATCAACTAACGATATTACATAAGCAATATCACTTAAAATAATTGGTTGATTAATTTGCCACTTTTGAGTATTAAAATGATTCTTTACGGCATCAATACATTTTAATAGTACTAAATTTTTATTAAATCCTCTTTGAGTAATAATTGAAAATCTCGCACCAATATTAATTGTGTAACCATCTTTAATATTTATTGCATCAGTTAGTATTCTATATTGTGATAAGTAAACTCTAAGATTTTGTTTAACTGCTGCATTCAATGCAACTAACTTTCTATTTCTATCATATCCCAATACATACATATTTAATGCTAATGGATTAGGTATTGTTGTTATGTTTTTCTCTCTAACAATCTTACCACCCTTTACAATAGTTTGTGTGTTCTGTTCTAATTGTTCATCTTGTACAATATGTACTTTAGCAATGTTACCATACTTTTGTGGTAAGGAATAAACTCTTGTTACATAATCATCTTTAGTAACTGCTCTATTTTGTGAATTAAAATATGCTAAAGCATTTTGTCTAATTTCTTCAGGTGATTCTCCACCACTTCCACCAGTAGCAGGTTCTTTATTTGTAATACTAATACTATTTTTTGTGTCACCAACTTTATCAGAATCTAATCCCTCTTCATTTAATGTAGTAGAAAGACTATCGTTGTTTTTTAATTCACCAGTAAGAATATTATCTTCTATTGCTCCACCATAAGTGTAAGTTACAGTCAATGTAATATTACTTGGTGCTTGTCCAAATGCTTTTGTTTTTAAAAAGTTACTTGGGTCAAATGATGTATCAAGTTTACTAACACCAGTTCCTAATGATGAACCAACATTATCTGGGTTTGGAACTAATTCTTCATCTGCGTTTGTTGATGTTCCCGCACCAAATCGTAATTCTGATTTACCATCACTTCTTGTATAGGTTGTAAATCTGTTTGCAGTTTTAATTAACTTTAACATATAAGGTGCATCTGCAGCGTTAGCAGAAACATCCGGCGTGGTTGTTGCATTATTTTCTGTTGATGAAAAGACTGTATCTTGTGCTAAGAAAGGAACTTCATACCAAGTATTCCCATCATCATCAACCACACTTAAAATCTGTATTATTCGTTCTTTACTTAAAATAACTTTATCAAATTTAACTCCTGCACCAAATGTAAAATTCTCGGAAGTTTTTGTACCAGATTCTAATAAACATTTTTTAGTTAATGTAAAGTGTGTTGGTGTCTCACTATCATATTGTGATATTTTTTCTACTCGTGAATCGAGTGATGAAGATGTTTTAAAATTAACATCATCTAACAATCTAAAAGTTCTACCTGTCTTAGATGAGAATAAACTATCAGCGTTAACCATTAATGCATAATCTAAATCAGGTGATACATCTGTACCATCATCTTCTGCTGGTACTTCAATTGTTATTTCTGAAAGTACTGATGCTGGATGAGATAGTTTTGGTTTATACCCAAATGATTGTGCAATCTTATAAATATTTTTCTTTTCTTCCGCAGCATGTAATAGTGTTTCTCGATATTGTGTATCTATATAAAAAGATAATGTATCACCAACATATGCAGCCATTTCAATAAACATCATTCCTGGTGAAGATTCATTGAAATCATTATATGCAGTTGGATAATAAGATTTAGCGTATTCTAATAGATTAGCTCTTATGGACGAAAACTCCCTACCGATATATCTAATATCTCTTTTTTCTTTTTTATTATTTAGCCCATAATCTACATCATTAGCCATTATTATCCTCCTGAGTTAAAATTGAATGTTATCGTTTCTGGTGAATCAGGGTCATCGACAGTTACGACAAATTCTAAAGTAACCACTACTTGGTTTGGGTTTTGTTTATCTTGTACCACAAAAACATTTTGTGCTTTTATATAAGGTAACCATGTTTCTAAAGCTTCGTGGATTGCTTCTTCAATCCCATCAGTTAAATCTTCACCAACTTGTTCAAATAATAATGATGGTAAGTTACTACCAAAATTAGGTTGGCCGACACGTTCACCCTTTTGAGTTAACAATAAATTTTTAATATTAGAAAATGCTTGTTCCTTGACTGTTTGGGCTCTTGGAAAAAATCCAACATTATCTCCCTTATATGTTAATGGAAATGTACACCCAAAGAATGAATCCTCATCCTCATTAATATGTCTGACAGATGGGTTATTGGTTACGTTTACATTTTCTGGCATTATTTTTTACTCTTCATCATATTATGTTTCATTAATTCACTATAATCTTTTGTCAACGCGTTAACTAAACTCTCAGGTAATTGGTCTGAAGAAACTCCTGCTTGTTTCATCGTTTGTACTGCTCCAACTTTTCTAGCAGTTTCTTTATCTCCACCAACTCCACCTTCTCCATATCCTAATAGTTCCGTTGCTCGTGTTGAATCAAATACTCCACCACCCATTGTTGGATACTCATCAGTATCCCCCTTACCTAACCCAACAGTCTCATTTAAAATGTTGTTTAATGATTCGTTTGATGTATAAGTAACGGGGTCTCGCTTTTTTACAACTTTCTTTTGAATCGGTCTCTTCTTCACGATTGGTGCGGTTGATTTGAGAGTAGTACGTTTAGCTTTCAAACTATGTATTCCCTCAGTAATAAATATCTGTTTGACCTCTTTTTGTACTTCTCTACGTACAACTTCTTGTATTATTTTAACTAATTCTTTTTTAGTCATTTCTAACTCCTTTATCCTGGTACATTGTAACCTGCAAATGGTAAAGGTATTGGTGCGGGAAACATTCCCGTTACCTGTCCCATGTGGTTTTTAAAACTCATTATTAATTGTTCTATAAAATCTTCTGTTGTTGCATTTGCTGCTCCCATTGGAACATATCCTGCAGTTATTCCTGGTACGATTACAGTCGAACCCGATGCCGTAACACCACCCAACCAATATAATTTTAATCCATTATCAAGTTGGATTGGAAAGGGGGTTACTCCATAAGATGAAAAACACAATTTTAACATTACTTCTAATCCTGCCACATTACCACTAGCTAATGGAGCGGGTGGTGCTGTACCAATTGTCATTCCAGTCTTAACACATTTATCATATGATTCAGCAATTACCTTTGCCATATCATCTCCAGAATCTAAACCCTTTTTATACTCAGCTCTAAATATATCCCAACTCATATATTATGTGAAAAACTTTCG